CCGCCAGCGCGCGGCGGAAGAGGGCAAGCACCTCCGCCGCGCTGACCGTTTTTGATGCCATCGTCAATCACCACCGGGGTCAATTTCCGCTTTGCCGAGCTGTTTATACACCTGATTCACGCCCGTCGAGGCGAGCCCCGACACGATGCCGACCGCGAGCGCATTCAGCACGTCCTTCGCCGGGAAATCCGGGATGACGTACATGCCCAAGATGCCCAGCACGCCGCCGACTGCGCCCACAATGACGGGAATCAGTTCGTCCTTGATGGCGCTGATGGTCTTGCAGAGCAGTCCGATCAGGTAGGTGATGACGACAATCGCCAGCACCGTGCCCATGGTAGAGATGTCCATGATACCACTCCTTTTTGGATGTATTAAAAAACAGCCTGCACGGGTGTGCGGCTGCTTTTCGCGAATTAAGTTGATTGCAAGTTGCAATTTCTCTTTGCAACTTGCAATTTTTAGTTTCAAACAAGGTTCAAAGATGGTTCAAAGCCGGTTACTGGATATGCCCACCATTGCGTTCCAGCATGATGTCGCTGAAAAACTCCCGATTCACGGTGATGTTCGGCAGCTCATTCGCCTTCATAGTAATGACCACCTGCAAGTTCGTCGGGCAGGCATAATCCCCGTAGATGCTTTCTGCCTTCTCGGTGATGGTCTGCCCGCAGTCCCTGATTTGCTGGATTCGTTCTTCTCTGGTCATGGTCACGTTTACGCACTCCTTTCAACGTATCAAAAAAGCACCTTGCGGGGGGGCAGGGTGCTTTGCAAACTTTACAGCGGAATGATCTCGTTAGACAGTCCCCCAGACTTCGTTCAGCAAGTTACCGTTCTTGTCACATTCTCTGATGACACACCGGGTTGCTTCTTCTTCATCAGCCGGGTTCCCGTCGTCGTCAAAATAATAAATCTCGGAATATGCGCCACCGCTTGGCGTTTCCTCGTCATTGCGTTTGTAGGTTGCCAATGAAAAAACCTCCTCATTTCAAAATAGTATCCAGAAGTCTTGTGCGATTAGGAAACAGTTTCGCAAACTTGTCATGCTCCAATGTGTAGTAGGCGACGCTGTCGGCAAAATCTTCAAGAGGACTGTTTTCACCGTAAGCTCGCCATGACTTCATGCCGGATGCTTTTAGGTCATCTGCCATGGCATTTTGCCAATCCAATTGTATACTATATCGATTCGCACGATTTGTTCCGGGCAATGTGTAATCAATATAGTGACCACCTTCATGGCAATAGGTTGCCGCCAAATAATCAAGGTCATGATAATTTGACCTGAAAAACGTGATAGTGTCTCCGCCAACAGCGTAAGAATGTGTAAAGTTCTTATAGCGTTTCCGCCATATCGCATCTTGCGGGTTGTAGTAATCTACGACTTCCACAACTTTCTGTATTTTTCGTCTGAGGTTATCTGGAACGCGATTCCATGTTGAAATTGCGATATCAGGAGAAAGCGTCTGTTTTTTCTTGTCATAGGACTTGGGAAAGACGAATCGCGTCCCATCTTGCAAAGTGTAGACGGTAGCTTTGGAGTTTTTCTTCACGCCATTTGTCGTGCCATCCGAAAACCCATAGTCCTGTTCCGATATAGCGCAATCAGCGCCCCCGACTTTTAGCACTTTGCTGCCGGAATTGACAGCATCAACGTAAATCTGGCTGATTTGCGCCGTTGGGGCGGCACTGCTCCTAACCCCAATTATACCACTTTCCCCTTGCTTTTTCAAGGTGTCCGCCGCATTCAGGTACTTTTCTTCAAACTCCTTGAAGTTCTCCGTCTTGTCCAGTCCAAAGAACTTTGCCCTGTCCTTCATCGTCTGCAATTCGGCTTCATCCAGCCCCCACCGCGCCCGCGTCAGCGCGACGCACCGGCAGTTGCAGTCCTCTTCGGGGCGCCCGAATGCGCCGGGGTACTCCGCTTTCTTGCCGTCTATCTCGAACGGCTCGCCGACTTCGCGAATCTGCCCGTCAAGGATGCGGTGATCCGTGCGCGTGTTGCCGTCCAGCACTGCATCCCACTGCTTGACGACTTGGCAGCCTTGACCCTTGGCGGCGTTGCGTGCGTCATCGGCGGATTGCTGCTGAATGCGGTGTCCTTCGGTGCGGACGATGGTCTTCGCGCGTTTGAGCGGAATGCCGGAAGAAATCTGCACCTGACGTGCAAGCATGTTGTAGTCGCTGCCGATGGAGATGCCGATGGAAATTTCCCGGCGGATGGTCTTCTTCAGCTTCTGCATATCCACGCCGAGTTCACCGTACAGCCGCCCGCTGAGCTTGCTGTCCGTGCGGACGGCGCGGGTGACGGCACGCTGGTCAATGGGGACGAGAATCGGCATTCCCTGCTTGTGCAGGCTGTACATTGTGCCGACGTAGCCGTGCTGGTAGCTGCGCGTCAGGTATTCTTCGATGGTCTGATTGCTTTTCTTGTGCAGTTCGTCCAGCGCGGCGTTGATTTGGGCTTTCATCGCCTCCTGATAACGCTTCTGATAAATCTTCGATTGCGTCATTTCGTCGCTTTCGAGGATGCGAATGTGGTTGTCGATGCGCCGAATCGCCCGCTGGTATGCCTTTTCCAGTGCCTTGATGGTTTCCTGCTCATCATCCAGCATCGCTTGCAGGGCTTCCTTCTCGCTCTTGCGCATTCACATCACCCCGCGTCATCCTCTTCCGCCGGAACGTCCGCCAGCACCACGTCCGCCGCGCCGTCGTCTGATTTCGTCCGCCCGCGAATCGTCTTGTAGTCCAGTTCCAGCACGTCGCAGATGTTTTCCAGCAGCGTTTCGTCATCCAGCACGTCGGTGAGCGCCAGCAGCGTGTTCACTTGCGCCTGCTGCTTCTGCGCGTCGGTCAATGCAATCTGCGCGTTGTCCAGCGCGTTCGCCATCACCTCGCGCTGGAAATCGAAATACACGTCCTGCATCTGGTAGTTCGTGCCGCCGGATTCGTTGATTTCCGCCAAGACGATTTTCAGCAGCTTGCGCATGAACTGCTTCAAGCGGATTTCCAGCTTGTTGCACTTGAGGTCAAGCAGCGCATAGCGGCTCTTGATGACCACGTTCGTCACGTTGCCGTCGCCGACCTGCGCGGCGTTGAAGCCCATGCCGAAGCGGTAGATGTTCTTTTCGTCCAGTTCCAGCTTCGTCTGGCGCGCCTGATAGGGAATGTCAATCGTGCGGATCTCCACGTCGCCGCCGGAATCCGGGATGCCGATGTGCTTTTTCGCCCGGATGTTGGTCATCAGCTCATCGAGGTTGTCGCCCTCAAAGCCCTTGACGACGTAGAGGACTTCGTTCGCGTCCTGAATGTTGTTGGATAGCCCGCAGGACATGAGGTCGTAGTCGTCAATCAGCCCCTTGATGGTTTTCAGCCCCGAAAACTGCTTTGACCCGTTGTCCAGGCGGAAGAAGGGGATGAAGCCGAAGCCGTCAAAGTAGGTGCTTTCGTCGCCGGGCTTGCGCCAGATGGTGTGCGGGCGCGGGTTCAGCGGTGCGGATTCATCCGGCACAATCTCGCCCTCGTTCACCTGGCAGAAGAAGTGCGTCTGCTTTTTGTCCCACACCTGAATGCGCTTGATGGCTTTGTTGTCCTTGCCGATGCGGTCGATGTACCAGTAGATGACGTACTCGCAGCCGTCGTCGGTGTCCTTTGCACGCACTTCCACCACGCCGAGGCTGTCCGCTGCCTGAAAGCGCGTGTGGCCGTCAGCGTCCTTGTAGGCGTACATGTACTCAAAGCCCTTCGCCACCGCGCCCGTGATGACCTCGTAGAGTTCAGCGGTGAAATCCTCGTCGAAATAGTCTTCCAGCGCCTTTTGAAGCTCCGGAATGTCCGACCGCACGAACGCTTCCTGCCCGGACAGCATGTACTGCGCTTCCTGGTCTACCAGCTCGGTGAAGAACGGGTGGCTGATTTTGATGTTCGAGCGGTTCTTGTCCTCCTGCGGCGTGCCGTCGGCGTTGATGAAGAACAGGCGGTAATTGCGGATGTCGTGGTCGCCCTCGTAGTAGCGCTGACCCTGCCGCGCAAGCTGCTTGCGGGTGGATGCGCTGTCGCTGTCGATGAATGTGCGGATTTCCGCGGGGGATAACATAGGGATACGCCTCCTCGGTGGTGAATTTGGGGTTCAAAAAAAGCACCGGGCGGAACGCTGTCATTTTGCCGCTTTCCGGCGCCTGTAGGTTGCCGCCAGCCCCGCGCCGCCGCTCACGCTGATGACGGTCGTCGGGGCATAGGTAGTCAGCGCCTTGTATGCGGCGACCTCGTCCGCAGAAATGTCGGTTTCCA